AGGACCTTGTTTTAGAAAGCATTAAAATATTTGGACAAGATGTTGTCTATCTTCCACGTGAAGAAATCTCTGAAGATGACCTATTAAATGAAACTTGGAATCAATATACCCAAGCATATCCAGTAGAAATGTATTTAGCAAACCCTGAAGGATTTGAGGGTGATGGTAATCTATTAGGTAAATTTGGTTTGGAAATTCGTGATACAGCCCAATTTGTAGTATCTAAACGCCGTTGGCAAGCAGCTGTAGGTTCAATTGCTACATCTCCAATTGACAAACCTCGTTATGCACCAAAAGAAGGTGATTTAATTTATATGACAATGTCTCAAACATTATTTGAAATTAAATTTGTAGAACCTAAATTACCATTCTATCAATTAGCAGATCTTCCAATTTATACAATGGATACTGAGAAGTTTGAATATAATGACCAACATTTCGATACTGGTTGGGATGAAATAGACCAAATTGAATGGAAAAATGCTACATCATATAGTTATATTATTAATGCAGCTACTCCATATACTCTTGGTGAAAAAGTTACACAATGGATCGGCGTTAATGATGATGGTGGCGACCCAATTAATATAGAAGGTTATATATCTGGTTGGGAAGGTGCAGGTATTAATCGTGTAACAATTATTAGTCCACATCAAAGTATTAATGGAGATGGTACGTTTATGGCATTCTCAGTTCAAGCAGCTGCTAATAGAGCATTAGTAGGTTCAGAATCTGGAGTAATTTCACAAATTATAACAGACCAGAGCGGTACTGTTAAGACATTCTATAATGAAGATCCATTTGCAGATAACGATGAATTCGAAATTGCTGGTGATTCTGTTATAGACTTTACTGAATCTAATCCGTTTGGAGACCCATAATGTTTGAAAATCATTTCTATAATGAAAGTACAAGACGTATGGTATCTGTATTTGGGTCTATATTTAATGATATGGAAGTTGTTAAAAAAGATAGTAACGGAAAGATACTACAAAAAATTAAAGTTCCTCTTGGATATGCACCACGAACTAAGGTTCTTGCACGTTTAAATGAACAAACAACCGGGCCTAATATAGCTCTTAAATTACCACGTATGTCATTTGAGATAAGCTCTATGGAATATGATGCTAATGCACGTGTATCTAAACATCGTAATTATAAAAAGGTTATTGTAGGTGATACACTTCAATTAAGTAAATTAGGTGCTCCAGCTGTATATAAGGTTGGATTCGAATTAAATCTTTTGGCTAAAACTCAAGATGAAGCATTACAAATATTAGAACAAATACTTCCAATGTTTCAACCAGAATATACAGTAACAATAAAAGATATTCCAGCAATGGATATAACAACTGATACTCCTATAGTTTTAGAGAGTGTTGTTATGAATGATGATTATGAGGGTGATTTAATTACGAGGAGAGCTATTGTTTATACATTAACTTTTGGAACTCGTATTCGTTATTATAGAGCTACTGGTAAGAGCAAACAAATTCTTGAAACTGCAGTTGATTTTTCAGAAAATATTGACCCAACATCTCATAAGATTGAGACATTAGCTATAGATGGTACAACAACAACTGATGGCGCTGGCGGTTTCAAAGAACCATACACAGAAACTATTAACTTTTTCGATACGGACGTATAACTATGTATAATTATAAAGCAACATTAATGAGAGTCGTTGATGGCGATACCATTGATGCAGAAATAGACTTAGGATTTAAAATATTCATTAAAGAGAGGATTCGTTTAATGGGTATAGATACTCCTGAGAGTAGAACAAGAAACCTAGCTGAGAAATCATGGGGTAAGGCTGCTAGTGCCAGATTATCAGAATTATTGGCAGAAGCTGATGGTAAATTTACTTTGGTTACTAAAATGCAAAAGAAGGGAAAGTTTGGACGAATACTAGGGACTATACAGGTCTCAACAAAGGACGGTATCGTTGATGCCAACCAAGTTTTAATGAATGAAAATTTTGCTATACCCTATACTGGTGGTAATAAAGAAGAGAGTAGAACAGCAGCAGGAGTATTAGATTTATGGAACACATATTATGAGCACACCACGGAAGGTTGATAAAGATTACGAAAATGTAAGAAAACAGTTTTTTGATTTAGCCTCACAAGGAGATGAAGCTATATCACTTATGCTTGAACTTGCTAGAGAGTCAGAACATCCTAGAGCTTTTGAAGTTCTTGGGATGTTAATTAAACAAAATGCTGAGATATGCGAAAAGATTCTTAAACTTCATAAGACTAAAAAGGAAGTTGATAAAGATGACGTACGCGCATTAGCACAAACAAAAGGAACAACACATAATAACGTGTTTATAGGTTCTACTGCTGAGTTACAAAAGATGTTACGTGATGAAATAATAATAGAACCAGACACAAATTTCACAGAAGATGAGTAAAACAGAGAATTGGTATTTAGGTAATCCTAATGTCCGTGGTGCAGACATTGAACACCCCTGGACAAAGGAAGAATTAAAAGAATATAAAAAATGTTTAGACGATCCAGTATATTTTGCAAAAGAATATTGTAAAATAATTCACCTTGATGAAGGATTAGTTGATTTTAATTTATATCCATATCAAGCAACAATGTTTGAACATTTTGAAGATAATAGATTTAATATTATTCTTGCATGTCGTCAAAGTGGTAAATCAATTGCTGTTTGTGCATATCTTTTATGGTATGTTATATTCAAAGGTGAACAGGTTGTAGGTATTCTTGCTAATAAAGAAGTTATTGCTAGGGAAATGCTGGGTAGGATTACTCTTATGTTAGAGAATATTCCGTTCTTCCTTCAGCCTGGATGTACATCTCTTAATAAGAAATCAATATCTTTTTCCAATAACTCAAGACTTATAGCATCAGCCACATCATCAAGCTCTATTCGTGGTATGTCACTTAACCTCGTATACCTTGATGAGTTTGCATTTGTTGATAATGCTTCAGAATTTTATACTTCAACGTATCCAGTAATATCATCTGGTAAAACATCTAAAGTTATTATTACATCCACAGCTAATGGTATTGGTAATATGTATCATAAGTTATATGAAGGAGCTATTCAAAAGACAAATGAATTTATGCCATATAGAGTAGACTGGTGGGATGTACCAGGAAGGGATGAAGAGTGGAAACGAATGACCATTGAAAATACTTCCCCATTACAATTTGACCAAGAGTTTGGTAATTCATTTCATGGTACGGGTAATACATTAATATCTGCTGAAACATTATTAGCTTTAAGAGCAAGACATCCTATTGAAGAACAAAATAATGTAAAAATATTTGAACATCCTATAGAAGACCATAATTATTTAATGTTTGTTGATACGTCTAGAGGACGAGGAATGGACTATTCTACATTTAATGTGATTGATGTGAGTACAAATCCATTTAATCAAGTATGTGTATATAGATGTAATACGATGAGTCCATTATTATTTCCTGATTTACTTTATAAATATGCTATGCATTATAATATGTGTTATGTAATTGTTGAATCAAATGATGCTGGTCAAGTTGTGGTTAATGGTTTATACTATGATTTAGAATATGAGAATGTATTTGTAGAGAGTATGATTAAAGCTAATGCTATTGGTGTAACTATGACTCGAAAGGTTAAAAGAATGGGTTGTTCAAATATAAGAGATATAATGGAACAAAAGAAATTAATAATAAATTGTGAAGATACTATAAGAGAGATGAGTACATTTGTTGCAAAGGGTTCTTCATATGAGGCAGATTATAATAATAATGATGACCTTATGATGAATTTAGTATTATTTGGTTGGTTTACGTCTACAATGTTCTTTAGAGAAGCTACAGATGTTAAGTTAAAACACATGTTATATAAAGAAAAAGTTAAACAATTACAAGATGAAGTGATACCAGCAGGTAATATATATACAGACAGAGATAATCATCCGTTTGGAAAGGGATGGGAAGTGTGGAGAGGATGAAAATTATAAATAAGTATATTGAGAATAATTCTTATTATGATAATCTTATAACAAAATGACAAGGGGTATTAAATGGCTAATCTAGTTTCGCCTGGAGTACAGGTAAAAGAAATAGATTTAACTAATGTCGTTCCATCAGTATCATCAACGGTAGGAGCTATGGCTGGATCATTCCAGTGGGGTCCTGCAGATGAAGTTACTACCGTAAGTAGCGAAACGGAATTAGTTGATAAATTTGGAAAGCCTGACGCAAACACTTTCGAAAGTGTTTTAACGGCTGCCCAATTTTTAAGTTATGGCAGCGCTTGCAAAGTTGTCAGGGCTGTTGGTACATCAGCACGAAATGCTACGGCATCTGGTACTGGTATTCTAACAAAAAACAAAACTATATTTGATAGTCAAACACCTGCAGCAGGAGACTGGGCACAAGCTCGTTGTCCTGGTGTTACAGGTAATGCTATCGGTATAGCTTATGCAACAGATCCATCAAGTTTTGGTGGATCGGCTTGGTGGGCCGCTAATGTAGAAAGCGCACCAGGAACATCAGCGGGGGCACTAGCGGTAGGTGGCTCGAATGATGAAATTCACTTACTCGTTTATGATTCAAATGGTACAATTACAGGTACAGCTGATACTATACTTGAATATTGGACTTTTTTAAGTCAAGCGAGTGACGTCAAAGCTACAGATGGTACATCTTTATACTATAAGGATGTTATCAATGAAGGCTCAAAATATGTATTTGTAGGTAATCATCCAGCAACTTTAACAGATGCCGGTGAATCAGCTACTTCTAATGCATTTACACGTGTTGCACACGCGTTTAATGAATTTAGTGGTGGTATAGATGATAATATATTAACAGTAGGTGAAACTAATACTGCTTATGATTATTTTGCCGATGCAGAAACTATGGACGTCAGCTTAGTGTTCCAAGCTAATTCAAGCTTGAGTGCAGGTGATAATATCACACTAAGTAATTATATAACTGCCTTAACGGCAGCAAGAAAAGATGCAGTTGGTTTTGTCTCACCAGAGAGAACCGCTACAGTAAACGCAGCAGCACCGGCTACTACAGTAGCTACATGGAGAACAGGAACAACCTCAACGTCTTATGGCTTTGCAGATTCAAGTTCTTTATATGTGTATGACAAATACAACGATGTATATCGTTGGATTGCCGCGGCAGGTTCCACAGCAGGATTAACAGCTAACGCTGATTTAGTCGCAGATGCTTGGTTCTCACCAGCTGGATTTACTCGTGGTAATGTACGCAACGTTACTAAACTAGCATGGAATCCTGACCAAGCACAAAGAGATGCTTTATACAAGACGGGTGTTAACCCTATTGTAACATTTCCTGGTTCAGGTACAGTGTTATTTGGTGACAAAACAATGCAAATTAAACCATCAGCGTTCGATAGAATTAACGTTCGTAGATTGTTTATTGTAATGGAAAAAGCGATATCAACAGCATCTAAAGCATCATTATTTGAATTTAATGATGAGTTTACGAGGGCTCAATTCAGAAACATGGTTGAACCTTTTTTAAGAGATGTTAAAGGACGTAGAGGTATTACGGACTTTAAGGTAGTTTGTGATGGTACTAATAATACTGGTAACATTATAGATACTAATAAGTTTGTTGCAGATATTTATGTTAAGCCTGCACGTTCTATTAACTATATCACACTTAACTTTATTGCCACTCGAACTGGTGTAGAGTTTAGTGAAATCGCAGGAGGTAATTAAAGATGGCTATTTTAGGCGTAGATGATATGAAAGCCAAGTTAGTTGGCGGCGGTGCTAGACCTAATCTATTCAAAGTAACGATGGGTTTTCCATCATATGTTACTGCGGATGTAGACTTAGCATCTTACATGTGTAAATCAGCATCTTTACCAGCAAGTACAATTGCACCTATTCCGGTTCCTTTTAGGGGTCGCCAGTTGCAAATAGCTGGTGATAGAACCTTTGAACCATGGAATATTACTGTGATTAATGATACTGACTTTAATGTACGTAGTTCTTTTGAACAATGGATGAACGGCATTAATCAACATGAAGAGAATACTGGGTTAACACAACCAAGTTCTTACATGGCTGATATGATCGTTGAGCAATTGGATAAAGATGGTACATCAAAGAAAACTTATAACATTAGAGGTACGTTCCCAACAAGCTTAGGAGCTATTGAAGTAAGTTATGAACAAGAAAATGTTATAGAAGAGTTCACGGTTGAGTTACAAGTACAGTATTGGGAATCTGATAAGACAACGTAAATCATCATAATAACTTAAGGAGTGCCTTCGGGCACTCTTCCTTAAGTGTTATAAATAATATTTAAGGAAGGGTGTTTTAGGAAATTAAATGGCAGAAAATAAATTATTTGGTTTTTCTTTTAAAAGAAAAACTGCAGACGAAAAGAAACGGGTATCATTTGCATCAGACAATGAGGACGGTGCGTTTGAAATCTCCCCCACTGGCGGATACTTTGGCCAATACATGGACCTACAGGGAGATAAATTCCAAAACGATAAAGATTTAATAATGAAGTATCGTCAAATATCTTCGTATCCGGAGGTAGATGCGGCTATTGAGGATATATGTAATGAAGCTATTACAGATGAATCTGGTATTATCGTTAAGTTAAACCTTGACAAACTTAAGCTCAATAATGGTATTAAAAACTTAATACAAGAAGAATTTGCTCAAATTCTTAATATAACTAATTTTGCTACTACTGCATATGACTTATTTAGACGTTGGTATATAGATGGTAGACTATTCTATCATGTTATCATTGATGATAATAAAACAGATGCTGGTATAGTAGAATTAAGACAAATAGACCCAACTAAGATTCGTAAGGTTAAAGAAGTTGAAAAAGTTAGAGATCCAAAGACTGGTGCTGACCTTCAAAAAGAAGGAGAGGAATACTACGTATATCAAGATGAAAACTTAGCACAAACAAGTGAAGGTTTAAGAATTCATACAGATTCTATCATTCAAGTTAATTCAGGTCTTTTAAATGAAGAACGTAATAAAGTTATTGGTCACTTACAAAAAGCTCTTAAGCCTTTAAATCAATTAAGTATGATGGAAGACTCTCTTGTCATTTATAGAATTTCAAGAGCACCTGAAAGACGTATATTTTATATAGACGTTGGTAATTTACCTAAAGGTAAAGCCGAGGAATATCTTAATAATGTTATGAATAGGTATCGTAATAAGATAGTATACGATCCTGTTACAGGTAATATTAAAGATGAAAAGATTCATCGTAATGTCATGGAAGATTTTTGGTTACCTCGTAGAGAGGGTGGTCGTGGTACTGAGATATCTACACTCCCAGGTGGTCAAAACCTTGGTGAAATTGAAGATATTCAATATTTCCAACACAAATTATATAGGGCTTTAAATATTCCTATGTCACGTTTGACTGAAGCTGATGCATTTTCTATAGGTCGTTCCTCAGAAATTACACGTGACGAACTTAAATTTCAAAAATTTATTGATAGAATTCGTAACAAATTTTCTAATTTATTCTATGAAACACTTAAGAGACAATTAATTCTTAAAAAGATTATTCTTCCAAGTGAATGGGCTGATATAAAACATGATTTAAATGTTGTTTATTCACGGGATAATTACTATGCAGAACTTAAAGATTCTGAAATTCTTAAAGAAAGAATAGAAACAGTTCAAATGATGGATGAATATATCGGTCTATTTTGGTCTAAAGACTGGATACGCCGTAATGTTCTTAAGTTGACTGATGATGATATTAAAGATATTGCTAAACAGAATAAGGACGATCCATTAGAGCCTGGAGATATTAACCCAGACCTATCAAATGCTCCGATATAATAGAATAATATTCTATAAATTGCAGCCAAAAAGTAAAATTTTATAAATAAGATAAAGAGAGATTATGAGTACAAGAAATTTAATTGATAATATAAAAAAGGGTGACGCACAGAAGAGTAATAATGTTTTTAATAGCATTATGCAAGATAAAATACTCGGTGCGTTAGATACACATAAACAAGAAGTTGCTTCAAAGATGTATGGAGCATCATCAGATACTCCAGCGGTCGAAGAGCCTGCTGTAGAAACAGAAGGGGAAGAAGCAACGGATGTTAACGTTTAAAGAATCATTTAACGAAGTAATAGAAGCTAAGTTAAAACTACCCTCTGGTGAAAAGGTAGCCAAGGAAATAAAAAACCTTGGGCGGAAGAAAAAAACTACGGCCGTTATAACGAATAAATTTAATTTGTATATAGACGGCTTTAAAATGGATAAATATAAAAATTTAAAATCTGCGGAAGCAGGATTAAAAGATTTCATCAATTTAATGGGAGCATAAATGAAACTAATTGCAGAATATATAGACCATTCAATTGGATATTCAATTGTTGAGGGGAAAGGCGGCAAGAAGAATACTTTCTTAGAAGGTATTTTTATGCAAGCAGAGAATAAGAATAAGAATGGTAGGATTTATACCAGAGAAGTTCTTACTCAAGCTGTTGATAGGTTTGTAAATGAGCAAGTTATTACAGGACGCGCGGTGGGAGAATTAAACCACCCTGACAGTCCTTCCATTAATTTAGATAAAGTTTCTCACAGAATTACCGAACTCAAATGGGACGGTAATAATGTGATGGGAAAAGCACTTATTTTGGATACGCCTTCAGGTCAAATTGTAAAAGGTTTGGTTGAGGGTGGCGTTCAACTAGGAGTGTCAAGTCGTGGTATGGGAAGTTTGGATTATAAAGATGGTGCCAATTATGTTAGGGATGACTTCATGCTTAACACTATTGATATTGTTCAGGACCCCTCTGCCCCTAATGCATTTGTAAATGGCATTATGGAAGGAGTTAATTGGGAAGAGGACAGACCAGGTCATTATATCCGAACTATTGAAAAAGGTGAGACAGAAGTGAAGGAACCTAAAGTATTGTTCTCGGAAGAGCAACAATCTATGGGATTTGAGCATTTCCTCTCTAAACTATAATCTCTAGAAGGAGAAAACAATGTCTGAAATTAAAGACGAAATTGTTGACGAAACTGTAGACGAGGTTATTGTTGAGGATACGCAAGTAGAAGCTGAGGAATTAGATATTCCAGAAGCTCCTCTAACAGCAGCTCGTACAGTATCAGCAATTAAAGCTTCTTTAGCAGAAATGTCAAAAGAAGGCCTTGACGAAATCTTTGAGGCGGCAGAAAAGGCAAAGGCGAAAGCTAAAACCGAAGATGACGACGAAGATGAGGATGAGGATGATGAAGACGAAGGTGATGTAGAAGAAAAAAGTAAGTCTAAGAAGGAAAGTAAAAAATCCAAGAAAGAGACTGTAGATGACGAAGGCGATACTGAAGGTAAGTCAAAAGCTAAGAAAAAGAAAGTCAAAGCTGATGATGGTTCTGAAGGTGACGTTGTAGAAAAGAAAAAGACTCAAAAGGAATCTTTTGAGGATGACGTCGAAGCTCTAATTAAAGATGAGGACACATTGTCTGAAGGCTTTAAAGAAAAAGCTGCTACAATTTTTGAAGCTGCATTAAATTCAAAAGTAAATGCTGAAACAGCAAGATTAGAAGAGCAATATGAATCTGATCTTTCTGGTGAAGTTGAAGCTATTAAAGAAGATTTAGTTGACAAAGTAGACGGATACTTAACGTATGTCGTTGAAAATTGGATGAAAGATAATAAAGTTGCAATTGAGCATTCTTTAAAATCTGAAATCACTGAATCATTTATACAATCACTAGGTCAGTTGTTTGCTGAGCATCACATCAATGTTCCAGAAGATGCGGGAGATATTTTAGATTCCCTATCTGAAGAAGCAAAAGATGCGAAGTCTCAACTAAACGATGCGACTGAAAGGAATATTGAATTGTCAGAAAAAGTGAAAGCTTATGCAAGACAAGATATAATCCGTGAAGCGTGTAAAGGTTTGGCTGCAACTGAAACTGCAAAATTAACTGAGCTATCTGAGGCTGTTGAAGCTAATGATAATGAAGAATTTGCAACTAAAGTAGCTACAATTAAGGAATCTTACCTTAACAAAGATACCGCGGTAGAGACATCAGAAGTTGATGCCATTACTGAAGACGGTAAAGAAACCCAAGTGTCTGATACAATGCAGAGTTACTTGGACGCAATCAAGCGAACTTAATTAATCCATAGGAGAAAATAAACATGGAAGAAATTAATCAAATACAATTACAGGAAAAATGGGCTCCTGTACTTGATTCAAAAGATGCCGGTAAAATTGCAGATCCTCACAGACGTGCAGTTACAGCGGTTGTTCTTGAGAACCAAGAAAAAGCTTTCTTACAAGAAAGAGAGCAAATCTCTGAAGTCGCAGCCAACAAAACTGGCAGTGGCGTTGATAATTGGGACCCTGTCCTAATTAGCCTTGTACGTCGTGCAACTCCAGCACTTTTAGCATTCGATTTGGTTGGCGTTCAGCCAATGACTGGTCCTACTGGTCTAATCTTTGCTATGAAGAGCCGTTACGCAACTCAAGGTGGTACTGAAGCATTATTCGATGAAGCTGATACAAGTTTCT